ACGGAGGCTCTAAAAAGTAGGTTAATAGTACAACAGCAGGGAGTATATATGGGTAGCGTCTTGCTGTTTATCCATAAGAGTCTGTTTAAGGTAGAGCCTAAAGCTGAACAGATTATTTATACGCCAGTTGCGCCTTTTAAAATAGGTTGGCGTATAGTAGAGGTAACGGATGCAGAGGAATGCTACGAGATTGCTCTCGACAAATTGATAGCATGAATACGTCAATGTTAGGACGTTCTATGTATGGAGTATATTCCATATGTTTGTTTTTGGTGTCATACCATTAGGATTTAAAGAAGCAGAGAAAGCTTTAGCAGGGATTCAGAATGGGTATCCTAAGGCTGCTGCGGATGCCATTAATCGAGGTTTGCTAGCAGGTAGGACTGCGGCAGCTAAGTCTATTAGCGCGCGATACGCCATCACTTCTACTAACGTCAAGAGTGGATTTGAGATGAAAAAAGCTACATGGTCTGACCTTACGGGACATCTGATGGCTAAAGGTCCTATGATGAAAGTCTCAGCTTTCCATATCAATGTGAAAGTTGTAAAAGGTCATACGTTTGTTTCAGCTATTATCATCAAGGGACAGAAAAAGTTAATCAAGGGAGCATTCCAGCTACCTGATGGCAGGATAATGGAGAGGAGACAACCTTCGAAGTTTCCTATCTTTCCTGTTATGACGATAGGTATTCCTCCAATGGCCGGAGAGACAGGTGTATCTAAGGAGATACAGAATATCATCAATAAAGCTACCTCGGATAGGCTAAAGCATAATACTACCTATGCATTAGAGAGGCTACACAAGGATTCTGCCAGAGTCAGAGCCAAGGCTAGACAGAAACTAACAGCTAAGGAGGCGAGTCTTAAATGAGTTTTACTATTTTCGAGTTAGAGGATGCCTTAGTAGAATTCTTTGCTCAGAATACTAATACTTATCTGTTCCCTTCGAATGAGCAAACAGATGAGATGGTTCCTCCTAAGGTATGGTCTGGATACATCCCTAGGGATCAAGTAGGTGCTGTAGTTCCTGGCGATATAACTACTTATCCTGCCATTATTGTTAGTGTCAGGAGAGGTGTGCAGGCTTTTGACAAAGATAATTCGGTTGATAGGGAGTTAACCGAGGTAGAGGTATTAATAGGGACATTCGATAAAACTCCTGACCAGCAAGGTTTCAAAGATGTGCTTAACATTGTACAAAAGATGAAGGATAGGCTCAGAGAGGTTAGCATTGTCAGGGAGCGATTCCCTCTGAGGATGCCTCTTAAATGGGAGGTTAATAGATTCTATGGAGGAGGCTCATCTAATTACTTTCCCTACTTCTTTGGTGAGATGCTTTTAACTTTCGAGACAGGAACTTTTGCAGGCAATCAATTCGATGTAACTACTATGACAGGAGAAACTACTCCAGGCAGGTATAACGAGTTTCCGATACCTTATACAACTCCTATCAGACCTACACCTTATGGACACTAATTGGATGTATATAGGACCTAATATTTTCCCTCTAGGCTTAAAATTTAATACCCTTTTTCTGGAGGCTACACTTCCACCAGGGTTGGCACAGTATGTAGGAGCAAATCCGATAGTAGCTACGCTTTATGTTCCTACTTCGCAACTTTCACAAGCAAAGGCAAACATAACCAAGAAAGGTACTGCAGAGAATATCGCATATCAGAAAATGCTAGATATAGCAAAAACACTTCCTAAGTAGGAAGGGAAAGAAATCAAGCCTATGGCAGTCTCAACATATAAACATGGCGTAACATGGAGGGATGTTCCTACCTCGATAGTTGCTCCTATAACTGCAGACTCAGGTATACCTGTAGCAGTTGGAGTTGCACCTAACTATCTGGCAGACAGTCCTGCTCCAAAAGATACTCCTCGTATGTACTACACCTACGAGCAGGCAGTTGCTGAAATGGGATTTAACTACTCATTTCATAGGTATCCCTTGTGCAGTGTCATCTACAACTATTTTGTTCTGCAGAATACTGGACCTATTATCCTTAGTAGTGTCGCGGATTGTGCTGACCCTATGTGGGCAGGTACTCCTGTGGTAGATGCTCCATTTTCGTTTACTAATGGAGTTTGTGACACTGGTGCGGCAGATGTGCCACTCAAGACGGTAGTTGTTAAGAGTGAGGATGGAGCGACAACTTATGTTAGTGAAGTTGACTATATTGCCTCGCATGGTATTGATGCCTTAGGCTTGGAAACCTTGATGATTACCAGAATTCCTAGTGGTGCCATTACTGATCCTAACGCGAACTTTAAACTTAGCTATACACCTTGTGATATGAGCTTGGTTACCAAGGCTACTATTATAGGAGGTGTTGATCCTGTCACAGGTAAGGGAACAGGACTGGAGGTTATCGAGGATGTGTTTCCCCTATTGGCAGTAGTGCCAGGGATTATCCTAACTCCCTCATGGTCACAAGATCCTGAGGTAGCGGCAGTGTGTGCCTCGAAGGGAGCTAATATTAATGGTTGCTTTAAGTGTATAACTTACTGCGATATTGATTCAACTGTTATCGTTAAACCCTTGGATGTCTATCCTTGGAAGCAGCAAAACAACTATGTTGATAATAGGTTAGGTGCCTTTTGGCCTAGAGTAGGAATGTCAGAAAAGGACTTCTGGTTGTCGGTTCAGGCAGGTGCTCTAACGGAGTTTGTCGATAATAGTAATGGAGATGTTCCTGTTGAGTCTCCTTCGAATAAAAACCTCAAGATGAACAAGACGCTAGTAGGTCCGACAGATTCACCTATAGTTGTAGCGTTTGGGAAGTCTTATGCTGACATGTTGAATGGACAGGGAATCATAACTGCTATCAACTGGATAGGTGGATGGAAGTTATGGGGTAACAACATGTCGATCTATCCTAGCAGTAGTGATCCTAAGGACAGATGGTTACCTGTTCGGAGGATGACAGATTGGGTAGGCAATACAGTAGTATTAACTGTTTACCAGTTTGTCGATAAGCCAGGGAATCGAAGACTGATTGACGCGATAGTGGATTCACTAAACATCTGGCTTAATAGTTTGGTTAGCAGCCAGAATGCATTAGGTGCCAGGGTAGAGTTTAATCAGGCAGAAAATAGTGATGCTGACTTACTCAATGGCCATTATACATTCCATATCTTCGAGGCATTTCCCACTCCTGCAGAATGGATTGAATTCCTGCTTGAGTTTGATGTGACGTATTTGGATACGCTGTTTAATACTCAGTCTGCGCAAACGCCACAAGCAGCCTAAAATGATCGATTTTGTGCCAGAGAGTACCTGTCAGGATGCCCTTAGACGTAGCTGGGAGCCTCTCTGGCGCATTTTGATTGTCGAGGAGTGTCAGGATAGCGGGAAGCTTATCCTAACACGCTCCAAATTGTTATGATAAGAAAGGATCAAATATGCGAGGATATGGGCAAAGAGGCTCATTAGGTTTACTCTCCATCGAGGGAGTTTATGGTAGTGGTACTAAGGCAGCTAGAAAGCGACAGATGAGACAAGCTGTCTTGGATTTAGCAGTCTCAATACAAACACAGGCTAGGGTAACTAAGAAAGGAAGTTAGCTTATGCTGAGTATTCCAAATCAGGTTAATAACTATTCAATATGGTTTAATGGTAATAGGTTCATAGGCATGGCCGATTGTACTATGCCTAACCTAGCCAACATGACCGATGAGTTGAAAGGAGCAGGACTAGGAGGAACTATCAACTTCCCTGTTGCTGCTCACTATAATGACTGGTCCTTAACTATGAACTTTCATTGTATTACAGATGAAGGGGTTGAGTTAATGCGCCAGGATGGTTTGAAGATAGAAGCTAGAGCAGGTATGCAATATCTTGATGCGGGAGCGCACAAGTTATACATAGGTGCCTGGCGTTTTGTTATGGCTATCCTTCCTAGAGGGTTTGACCTAGGTAAGCTGGAAGTAGGGACCAAAGAGGCTAATGCAGTTGAGGTAGGAGTTACCTACATTAAGGCTTTGCTCAATGGGAAGGAGATGTTCGAAAAGGACAAGATCAATTTGATTGATCGAGTGTTAGGTGTTGATTATGCCTTGCCTATCAGGCAGGCTATCGGCATCAGTTAATTGTTATGATAGTAAAATTGTCGGAACCTACACAGATAAATGGTACTCAGGTAACTGAGATAGACTTGAAGTTGGAGAAAATTAAGGGTAAGGAGTTGTTAGAATTATCCTCAGCATTCAAAAAGTATAGACGAGGGGAGTTTATGCCAGTTGTTGAGCTAGAGAGAGAATTTCAAGCTTTTGTTGCTGGTC